GGATGCCAGCGCAACCAGCCCGGCCCCGGCTGAGGTGGTGCTGACCGTACTGAGCCGGGAGGGCGACGGCACTGCAGGCGCCGATCTGCTGGCGGTGGTTGAGCAGGCGCTTAACAGTGAGAACGTGCGGCCGGTGGCGGACCGCCTGACGGTGCGCAGTGCTGAAATTATCCCGTACCGCGTTGATGCAACGATTTTCCTTTATCCCGGCCCGGAAGCTGAGCCGGTGATGGCAGAGGCTAAAGCCAGCCTGCAGAAGTACATTGCCAGCCAGACGCGGCTGGGACGTGATATCCGGCGCAGCGCCATTTATGCCGCGCTGCATGTTGAGGGCGTCCAGCGCGTGGAGCTGGCCTCCCCGCTGGATGATGTGGTGCTGGATAAGACGCAGGCCGCGTCCTGTACGGAATGGAGCGTAACCAACGGGGGCACGGATGAATAGCCTGCTGCCGCCCGGTTCGTCACCGCTTGAGCGCCGACTGGCGCAGACCTGCAGCGGGATATCCGATCTGCAGGTGCCGCTGCGTGATTTATGGAATCCGGCGACGTGTCCCGTTGCTTTTCTCCCGTATCTGGCCTGGGCTTTTTCCGTTGACCGATGGGACGAAGGCTGGACCGAAAGCGTGAAGCGCCGGGTGGTGCAGGACGCTTTCTATATCCATCAGCACAAAGGAACAACCAGCGCCGTGCGGCGCGTCGTGGAGCCGTTCGGCTTCCTGATCCGCATCATTGAGTGGTGGCAGACCGGTGAAACCCCGGGCACGTTTCGCCTGGATATTGGCGTGCAGGACCAGGGCATTACGGAAGAAACCTATCTGGAGCTGGAGCGGCTGATTAGTGATGCCAAACCGTGCAGCCGTCACCTGGTGGGCATGTCCATAAACCTGCAGACCAGCGGCGATCTGTGGGTAGGTGCTGCCACCTATACCGGCGAAGAAATCACGATTTATCCGTACATCAACGAAACCATTATTTCCGGCGGCACCGCTTACGAGGGCGGCGCGGTCCATGTTATTGACACTGTGAGAGTGAACCCATGAGTGCAAAATTTTATACCCTGCTGACGGAGATCGGTGCGGCGAAACTGGCAAGCGCCGCCGCGCTTGGTGTCCCGCTGAAAATTACGAAGATGGCGGTGGGCGATGGCGGCGGGGTGCTGCCGACCCCGGACGCAAAGCAGACGGCCCTGGTTAACGAAAAACGCCGGGCTGACCTCAACATGCTGTATATCGATCCGCAGAACAGCAGCCAGATTATTGCTGAGCAGGTTATCCCGGAAACGGAGGGCGGTTGGTGGATTCGTGAGGTCGGGCTGTTTGACGATACCGGCGCGCTGATTGCGATCGGTAACTGCCCGGAGAGTTATAAGCCGCAGCTCGCAGAGGGAAGCGGCCGCACGCAGACGGTGCGCATGGTACTGATTACCAGCAGTACCGATAACATCACCCTGAAAATTGACCCTGCCGTGGTGCTGGCAACCCGCAAATACGTGGATGACAAGGTGCTGGAGCTGAAGGTGTATGTGGATGACCTGATGGCAAAACACCTTGCCGCAGCGGACCCTCACACTCAGTACGCGCCGAAAGAGAGCCCGACGTTAACCGGCACGCCTAAAGCGCCAACGGCGCCCGCGGGGAATAACACAACCCAGATTGCCAACACGGCATTTGTGCAGGCGATTGCGACGGCATTAAACAATGCGCTGGCGCTTAAGGCCCCGCTGGCAAGCCCGGGACTGACCGGAACGCCGACGGCACCGACAGCTGCGCAGACGGTAAACAATACGCAGATTGCCACTACGGCCTTTGTCAAATCAGCCATAGCGGCGCTGGTTGCATCATCCCCGGCGGCGCTGGATACGTTGAATGAACTGGCAGAAGCGCTGGGTAACGATCCGAACTTCGCAACCACCATGACAAATGCCCTGGCTGGCAAGCAGCCGCTTAACAGCACCTTAACCGATCTGTCCGGTAAGTCGGTTGCGGGCATTCTCGAATACCTTGGTTTAGGGGAAGGCGCAAAACTTGCGGCTTCAACCGTATCCCACGGGAATACAGGCTACTCGATAGAGCCATGTGCAGATGGAAAGGTGATTATCAAGCAATGGGGGCAAGGTATTGCTGGCACTGGAGGCGCCGGGGGAGAGGGGAACACAATATCTTTTCCGATCGCCTTCCCTACAGCGTGTGAAAATGTTATTGCGATATATGATAACGGCAGCACAACAATACCGGCCGCAGCAACCAGTGATTACACCAAAAATTCTTTTAAACTGAGATGCTCAGCGGCAGGCGGCTCATTCAACTTTCGTTGGGAGGCGCGGGGATATTGATGGAAAATTATTATTACAGTCCGAAAGAAAACATTTTCTATCCAACGTCAATTCGTATGCTGTACGAACAGGCTAATTCGTGGCCCTCTGATTGTATCCCTGTAAGTGATGCAATATTTGAGGAATTCAGTGATATTCCGAAAGGTAAGCAAAGAATTGTTGGTAAGGACGGGATGCCAGTCTTAATTGACATCCCACTAACAGAATAAAATATTGCCGACCCGGCATAAAGTGGCAATCTATATCTGGAATTGCTGAAAATTGTTGATTGTACAATACCAAAAGATATCTATTTGGCAGAATCACCCTTGTATTAATCTTACCCCTGCCCAGGCAGGGATTTTTTTACACCTTCCATTGTGCCATTTACCATACATAGCCTGGCGCGTGCGCCACGCGCATATCAACAAGAACATAAGCAGACCCCCTGTAACCGGAGAGACTGCCTTATGGCTAAGGATTACCACCACGGGGTGCGCGTTGTTGAAGTCAATGACGGCACCCGATCCATTTCCACGGTGAGCACCGCCATCGTGGGCATGGTCTGCACCGGCGATGATGCCGATGCGTCCATGTTTCCCCTCAATAAGCCTGTCCTGCTGACTGACGTACTGACCGCCAGCGGAAAAGCGGGCGATTCCGGCACGCTGGCCCGCTCGCTGGATGCGATTGCCGACCAGGCAAAACCTGTGACTGTTGTCGTGCGCGTGGCGCAGGGCGAAACCGAAGAAGAAACCACTTCCAACATTATCGGCGGCGTAACGGCTGAAGGGAAAAAGACGGGCGTTAAGGCTCTGCTTTCTGCTCAGTCGCAGCTCGGCGTTAAGCCGCGCATTCTCGGTGTGCCCGGGCATGATACGCAGGCGGTTGCCACTGAACTGCTCAGCGTGGCGCAGAGCCTGCGCGGTTTTGCCTACCTGTCTGCTTACGGCTGTAAAACGGTGGAGGAGACCATTGCCTATCGCGACAACTTCAGCCAGCGCGAAGGGATGCTGATCTGGCCTGACTTCATCAACTTTGACACCGTGCTGAATGCGGACGCAACGGCTTACGCCACCGCCCGTGCGCTCGGCCTGCGCGCCAAAATTGACGAGCAGACAGGCTGGCACAAAACCCTGTCCAACGTGGGCGTAAACGGCGTTACCGGCATTTCTGCAGATGTGTTCTGGGACCTGCAGGACCCGGCCACTGATGCGGGCCTGCTGAACCAGAACGACGTGACCACCCTGATCCGCAAAGACGGTTTCCGCTTCTGGGGCTCCCGCTGCCTCAGTGACGATCCGCTGTTTGCCTTTGAAAACTACACCCGCACGGCGCAGGTGCTGGCTGACACCATCGCTGAGGCGCATATGTGGGCGGTGGATAAGCCGCTTAATCCCTCTCTGGCCCGCGACATTATCGAAGGTATTCGCGCCAAAATGCGCAGCCTGGTGAGCCAGGGCTATCTCATTGGTGCGGACTGCTGGCTGGATGAATCCGTGAACGATAAAGACTCCCTGAAAGCCGGGAAGCTCACTATCGACTACGACTACACGCCGGTGCCACCGCTGGAAAACCTGATGCTGCGCCAGCGCATCACCGATCAGTACCTGATGAATTTTGCCAGCCAGGTCAGCGCATAAGGAGGCAGCATGGCTTTACCACGCAAGTTAAAACACCTGAACCTGTTCAACGACGGGAACAACTGGCAGGGGATCGTTGAGTCACTAACCCTGCCGAAATTCACGCGCAAGTTTGAGAAGTATCGTGGCGGCGGTATGCCCGGTGCGGTGGATATCGATCTCGGGCTGGATGACGGCGCGCTGGACACCGAATTTTCCATCGGCGGCACTGAACTGCTGTTATTTAAGCAGATGGGGGCTGCAACGGTGGACGGCATTCAGCTGCGCTTCACTGGCTCCATTCAGCGTGACGACACCGAGGAAGTGCAGGCGGTGGAGCTGGTTGTGCGCGGACGCCATAAGGAACTTGATTCCGGCGAGTGGAAGACCGGCGAAAGCAACACCACCAAAGTCAGCAGCACCAACAGCTACGCGAAGCTGACCATCAACGGCGAAGTGCTCTATGAGGTGGATCTGGTCAACATGATTGAAATCGTTGGCGGCACGGACCTGATGGAAGCGCACCGTAACGCCCTGGGCCTCTAATTAACCTTAACGGCGCGGGCTTCCGCGCCAGTAACCTCTTAACAGGAAAAGAACATGAGCGATAACCTGACTGAAAAGACCGTACAGCTGGACACCCCCATCAAGCGCGGTAAAACCGAAATCACAGAGATTGTGCTGCGCAAACCGCAGTCCGGTGCGCTGCGTGGCACCCGCCTGCAGGCCATTATGGATATGGACGTGGGCGCAATGATGACCGTCATTCCGCGTATCTCCACGCCGACCCTGACAGTGCAGGAAATGGCAGAGCTTGACCCTGCCGATCTCACCGCGTTGTCCGTTGAGGTGGTGACTTTTTTGTTGAAGAAGTCGGTGCTTGCCGGTTTACCGACAGCCTGACGGTTGACGATCTGGTGGCAGATATCGCCACCATTTTTCACTGGCCGCCGTCCGTCACTGACGTTATGCCGCTGACCGAAGTGCTGGAGTGGCGGCATAAAGCGATTCAGAGAAGCGGGGCCAGCGATGAGTGACACTAACCTGCGCCTGCAGGTGATTCTAAATGCGGTTGATAAGCTCACCCGCCCATTCCGTTCTGCACAGGCCAGTTCAAAAGAGCTGGCTACCGCCATTCAACAGAGCCGCGCCAGGCTGAAAGAGTTAGACGCTCAGGCGGGCAAAATTGATGGCTTTCGTAAATCCAGTGCGCAGCTGGCAATCACCGGTAACAACCTTAAAGCCGCGCGCGAAGAAGCGGCCAGGCTCGCCACGCAGTTTACCAGTACAAACCGCCCGACGGCGGCGCAGGCCCGCCTGCTTGAACAGGCGAAAAACCGCGTTTCGGAACTGCAGACCAAATACAACGGCCTGCGGCAGTCGGTTCAGAAGCAACGCCTTGCGCTGAATGAGGCCGGACTTGATACCCGTAAGCTCAGCAGCGCCCAGCGCGAGCTGCGCCAGAACGCCGACGAAACCCGGCAGGCGCTGGACCGTCAGCAGAAATCCCTTAAACGCCTCGGTGAGCAGCAGGCCAGGGTTAACGCCGTCAGGGAGCGGTATTCCCGCAGCCTGGAGGTGCGGGATCGCATCGCCGGGGCCGGGGCTACAACCTCAGCGGCAGGGCTGGCAATGGGGGCGCCGGTCGCAGCAGCAGTGAAAAGCTATGCCAGCATGGAAGACGCCATGAAAGGTGTGGCAAAGCAGGTCAACGGTTTGCGGGATGATAACGGCAACCGTACTAAGCAGTTTTATGACATGCAGGCCGCCATCAAGGCCGCCAGTGAACAGCTTCCCATGGAGAATGGCGCTATTGACTATGCCGCCCTTGTAGAAGGCGGCGCGCGCATGGGTGTAACCAATCAGGACGATCCCTACGAAGACCAGAAGCGTGACCTGCTGGCTTTTGCCAGTACGGCGGCCAAAGCGGCCACGGCGTTTGAACTGCCCGCCGATGAACTGGCTGAAGGGCTGGGTAAAATCGCGAGCCTCTACAAGGTGCCGACCCGCAATATTGAGCAGCTGGGCGATGCGCTGAACTACCTGGACGATAACGCCATGTCTAAGGGCGCGGACATTATTGACGTGCTGCAGCGTATGGGTGGCGTGGCTGACCGCCTGGACTTCCGTAAGGCGGCAGCGCTTGGCTCCACGTTCCTGTCCCTCGGTGCGGCGCCGGAAATTGCCGCCAGTGCATCAAACGCCATGGTGCGCGAGCTGTCCATTGCCACCATGCAAAGTGACCGCTTTATGGATGGCATGGACATGCTGAAGCTCAAGCCCAGAGAGCTCGAAAAGCAGATGGCGAAGGACGCCATGGGCACCATTCTGCGGGTAATGGAGAAGGTGCAGAAGCTGCCGCAGGACAAGCGCCTGTCCGCCATGACGATGCTTTTCGGCAAGGAGTTTGGCGACGATGCCGCGAAGCTGGCTAACAACCTGCCGGAACTGCGCCGCCAGCTGCAGCTCACAGCCGGAAATAGTGCAAACGGCTCGATGCAGAAAGAATCCGACATTAACAAGGATTCGCTTTCTGCGCAGTGGATGCTGGTAAAAGCGGGTACGCAGAACGCCTTCAGCAGCCTGGGCGAAACGCTGCGCCAGCCGCTGATGGACATTATGGATTACGTCAAAAGCGTAACGGGTGGGCTGCGGCGCTGGATAGAAACCAACCCGGAGCTGGCAGGCACGCTGATGAAAGTTGCCGCCGCCACCGCCGCAATCACGCTGGTGCTGGGCACGCTGGCTGTTGCGGTGGCAGCGGTGCTGGGGCCGATTGCCGTGATCCGGTTTGGTTTGTCCATGCTGGGCGTAAAAACGCTTCCGTCCGTGTTCACCGCAGTTACGCGCACCGGCAGCGCGCTGTCCTGGCTGGCAAATGCACCGCTTTCCGTGCTACGTCGCGGGATGGCTTCAGCTGGCGGTGGCGCAAGTCTGCTGACTGCTCCGCTGAATGCGCTGCGGCGCTCTGCCGGGGTGGCGGGCAATGCGCTGAAGACGTTAGCCGGTGCCCCGCTTAACCTGTTACGCGCCGGAATGGCGGGTATTCGTAATGTTGTCGGTATGGTAATGAACCTCCTGGCAGCATTACGGGGCGGATTATCCGCCGCCGGCGGCGTGCTGCGCTTCCTGGTGTCCGGCCCGCTGGCATTACTTCGCGTTGCGCTGTATGGAATTTCTGGCCTGCTGGGCGCGCTGCTAAGCCCGATAGGGCTGGTTGTGGCTGCGCTGGCTGGCGTGGCGCTGGTTGTCTGGAAATACTGGCAGCCTATCAGCGCATTCTTGGGTGGCGTGGTGGAGGGGTTTAAGGCCGCCGCAGGGCCAATCAGTGAAGCGTTTGAGCCCCTGCGCCCGGTGTTCGAGTGGATTGGCGATAAGGTCAGGGCACTCTGGGGGTGGTTCAGCGACCTGCTGACGCCGGTCAAATCCACGGCAGCCGAACTGAATAACGCGGCCTCTATGGGACGGCGGTTCGGTGAGGCCCTGGCCGAAGGCCTGAACATGGTCATGCACCCGCTTGATTCGCTTAAATCTGGCGTGTCGTGGCTGCTTGAAAAACTCGGCATCGTCAGCAAAGAGGCGGCAAAGGCGAAGCTGCCGGAGCAGGTGGTGAAGCAGCAGCCTCCCACGGTGAACAGCGACGGGAAAGTGGTGCTGCCGCCCGGCGGCTTCCCCATGATGGGGTTTGCTGGCATGTATGACGACGGCGGCACCATCCCGCGCGGCCAGTTTGGCATAGTCGGAGAGAATGGCCCCGAAATCGTGAACGGCCCGGCAAACGTGACCAGCAGGCGGCGCACGGCGGCACTTGCTTCGGTTGTGG